TTTAGTAATGCTATGTGACCTGGATGTAAGAGATCAAATGTACCATTAACAAAGACTCTTACTGGTGCAAAGGGATGTATAAACCTCTTAGTCATTCTTAACAGTAACTAACTTACCATACTCAGGAAGATAAAGATACTCGATGTCAGAGTTAACAAGAGTCCTGATACCATCATCGAGTGTTTCAACGAGAGGTTCTCCACCCAAATTAAAGGAAGTATTAAAGATGATAGGGCAACCAGTTTGTTTAAAGAATTCTTGGATGAGTTCATAGTAGTTTTTGTTTTGTTCTGGGGTAACAGTTTGAATCCTACATGTATTATCTACATGAATGATAGCAGGAATCTTTTCTTCAATACCTGGCTGACAGTTAACTGCATACATCATGAATGGAGTCTCATCCATACCACGAAGATCAAACCACTCATGCACATGTTCCTTAAGGATACTACCTGCAAATGGTCTAAAGAACTCACGATTCTTAATCGTATTAACATGATCCTTTCCATTTGGATCACGAGGATCATATAGAATAGATCTGTTACCAAGTGCTCGTGGACCTGCCTCAGATTTACCCTGATATAGTGCGACAATATTCTTATTTAAAATAAGATCGATGACAGTTTTATTGTCAGCATCTGACACCTCTGCATCATACTTAGAACTGATCACATCAATCTCCTCCGCAGTGTAATTATATTGTGGACCAAAGTAAAGATTATTAATAGGTTTACGCTGCCTACAATCTTTATTAACATGATGATGCCATAGTAAAGCAGCACCTAATGCAGTACCACCATCATTACTTACTGGTTCAACATAAAGGTTAATACCCTCATCCTTTAACTGATCAAGATACCAGTAGTTCGCAACACAATTCAGTCCATACCCACCAGATACTACTACATTCTTATTACCTGAATCTTTAACTGCCTTACGAATTAATTCAAGAACTGCCTCTTGAGTATCATTCTGCACTCTCCATGCAAAATTCTTCCTACTCTGAGCTTCATATGGTTTAGGTATATGGGCATTCGCAGGATCATCTTCATCTACATCTTCACAATTAGTAGTTCTCTCATTAATCTCTGGTTCATACCATAGGTTTTGAATTGCTCCATTAGGATACATTGGAGTAAAGACATTACTATCAGCAAGTTTGACTGGTAAAATGCCACACTTATTAAACAGAGGTGGAATATAATCACACTCTTGTCCGTAAGGTGACAGACCCATAGTTTTACCTGCCTCGATAGCAGGGAAACCACAGTACTCAGTCACTGCCTCATATGTTTTAACAATACCTGCTTTATGTGTAGCAATTATTTCATGATTCTCATTTTGAGGAGACTCATAGTCAACATCCTTACCATATCCAGACCAGAATCTAGAACAGAAATTGTTAAAGTAATTAAATGATGATGCAAACTTAGAACCTATATGCTTATACCTAGTATCAAATTTATGAGGATAAGCACAGTCAAATATAGTTTCTGTCTCCCAATAATCTTCTATTTCTTTTTCAGTCTTACCAAACTTAACCCATGACCCTGCACCATCAACTATAACAGCAGAAGCAGAATCAAATCCTGAGTTATAAAATGCTAGTGCTGCGTGTGTCCTATGATGTATATGTCCCATGTCAATATAATTCTTGGGAACTTCTCTACTATCAGGAAGGGTAACGATATCTTCAACATCCATAAACTGAGTATTATCCAACAACCCTATCTTTCTAGCAAGACCATAGTAAGGATCATTCATACAATAATCTAATTTCATATCTGTATGGCTCATCATCCTTGTAGTATGAACTATAACAAAATAATCTAATTTATCTGTGTACTCTTTAATCTTAAGCATTGCTGCAAGAGGAGCACCATCATACTTAGCACGAGTAAGTCTTTCCTCTTCTAGAGCGAAGACCACCTCACCATCTTTCAATAATGCTACTCCAGCATTATGTCCTCTCGCAATTGCTGCTATCCACTGTGTCATGACTTAAATCCCTTCTTAGATGGTGTACTTGTAGGACAAGCAGGATCCTCACAACAAGAGTCTTGCTTCTCAGGTGGTTTAACTATAGGAATATCTTTAGACTTACCTAATCTCTTTCTACAACTAGTAATAACATTCTTAATATCATCCTTAGTCATAGTCATACACTCATCATTATACATGTCCTGCTGATCTTCTGTAGTCAATCTAATAGGAGAGAATGTTCTCCTATCTTCTCCAAGATCAATGATATCAACATCCTTATCATCTGGATAAGATATATTGATAGGATATGTAGATCCTACAACAACTGTTGATGTTGTACCAACTGCCTTAGCAATATGCTGACCTACACTATCACATCCAACAAAATGATCTGCACATTCTATTAACGCTGCCCACAAACGAATGTCTGGTACTTCAGGAACAGCATGATTATACTTACTCTTACCACAGTCGAAAGGAAATTCTGTCATAACAATAACAGTATAATCTTTCTTAAGATCATTAATAATATCAGCAATATCTGTTACATTAAAACTACGAGAGGTTGGATCAAATATATACCCATCAGTATTCATCACACCCCTACCAAAGGGTTGAACAACTACAACCTTATCTTTACCACACTGTCCTTTAATACCTTCAATAGTTTGTAGTGCTGATATACCTTCGTACTTAGTAACCTTAAGATTAGGGGCAGGAAGTTCTCTAGGTTCTTCTAACCCATTAATCTCCATGTCATATGCCTGTGCAAGACTACACTTCTGATTATAATATTCCCAAACTCTATATGGTTCTGGTGTTACACAATCTCTATGCTTAATCTTATCCTCGAATAAACCTTTATGCCATATATCATAGGCATGTTTATGTAGTACTGGGTGTCCCTTATAGAAGTTCATGCCACCCTCTGCGACGATTATAAAATCATCATGGGTCTCTGCATATTTCTCTAGAGCAGGGATAGAACAAATTACCCTACCAGCACCACCATTAATAAAGAATGCTTTAGATCTCATAGTCATACATCAACATTTTATATAGTTACATAAAAATAACTTGGTTCATACGATTATAGTCGGTAAACATACCCAAGTCAACACTCTGTCCATGTAAAACATCAGCTTCATACATTACCATTCTATTATACACCATCTCAAACTCATGTTCAAGTTTCCAGCGAGGACCAAGTGTATGTTTCTTAACATGGTTAAAAATTTCTCTGTTAGATAACTCATCTGCATTATCTGGTACAGGGATACCACTAATTTCTCTCTTAGGTATGCTAATCTCACCATCAAAACTATACCATGCAGTTCCACCTGCACATTCTTCTGGAGTATTCAAATATATGTTAGCACCAAACTGGAAGTCGGGTAATCCAGGTTCTTTTACACCAGTATAAGCATCTTGATGTGGAACTATACCAAGAGGATCATTTATTAATGACTTATCATTTAAAACATTAACCATAAGTCCTGCACTATCCCAACTACAATTAAACTGTGCCATATCCACACAGTGTTCTCTATCCCATATATCATTATCTAATGCTAGATTATAAAAAAGATCATACAAAAAATCCTTTACCCTCTCATCCTTTTTAAATACTCTCCATCCAGGAAATCCACTACACAATAACTCATCATCCTTAAGAGGTTGTGACATTGCAAACTTTCTTATCTCATCTGGATTTGTATAGAAGTCATCAATAATAACTGCACCTCTACCCTTATGTCTAAGGGTTTTTATATCCATAGAGGGATTTAAGTTAAACATATCACATAAAAAGTACTTGATTAATACGATCAAAGTTAGTAAAGTATCCTAACTCTGCGTTCTGTCCATGTAAAACATCAGCTTCATATAATACCATTCTATTATACACCATTTCAAAAGAGTGTTCAATCCTACAGTAATCATTATCTAGGTGAGATCTAATATGATTATACAATTCTGTTGGAGTTGCATCATTTAATTTAGGTATACCACTAGTAACTCTCTCCAAAATACTTATATCACCACCAAAACTATAAAGATTAGTGCCACCATGACATTCTTCTGGAGTATTTAAATAGATAACACATCCATACCTAGATCTAATCACACCTTTAAAAGTTTTATCATCACATGGATAGTAATCTTGATGAGGTATGATACCTAATGGATTATTTAAAAGAGTCTCATCATTTATAACATTGCACATGAATCCCTGCTCATCCCACCTTTCATTAAAAAAATCTTCATCATATACCTGATCTCTTCTCCATATATCTGGATCAAAACATAGGGTATGGAAGATACCTTTTAATTTATCTTTAACCTCATCAGTATCAACATATATTCTACCACCAGGTATAGAAGGTGCTTCTCTACCTCTACTATTTAAATTAGACAAGGCAAAATCTCTTACCTCATCAGGATTTTTATAAAAATTATCTACAACTACAGCATTTCGGCCTAGTATATCTCTAGCAACTTTAATATCTAGTTCATTATTAAGTTCAAACATTTGATAAAATCCTGTAGGTCAAAAAAAATTCGGGATTTTTTTTCCCGAATTCTGGTAACTAAAAAGTCAATTTCGTTTCAGATCTAGTCTGGAACTTGTACGAAGTTAGGATTGTCTTGCTCTTCAGGTGAGACAGGCCATACAACTAGGTGTGTTGCTGTACCAATACCTGCCCACTCAGTAGGTAGTTCTCTCAACTTCTGACGGTACATCTTCCAACGATCTTTAATTGATTCGGGCATGTCCTCTGCAATCTTACTATCTGAAGCTGCAAGCAGTTGATTTCTAGTGTCTCTTACCCACTCCCATCCAAAACTAAAGTCATCTGGATCATCTGGACTAGAAACTTGATTAGCAAACTTAGGAGTAGACCAACCACCAGCACCACTATTAAGTGTAGGATCATAAGTAAATGATCTCATATCATACACTTCATGGAAGTGAAGAGGATCTTGAATCTTAGGGTTAGGTTCTGTTGAAGGTCCAGCAACTACTTCTAGTCTCTTAGGTGCTGATACTCCACCAAAAAGTGCAGCAGCATGTATAGGATACACATCTGCATCTAAGTTAACCACATATGTATCGATAGGTGGTGCTGGAAATTCAAAACCATTGGTATCATATACCTCAAAGATCTCACTGGTTTTATTACCATCAGAATCTAACTTTAAGATAACAGATAGGTTTTTAGGACCAACATAGGTTTCTACACCTACCTGTGCATCGTCTTGGTCTTGCCCATGCCACACTGATGGCACTGGGAATAAAAATGTTTTGTTTATGTTAGCCATTGGTTTGTTCAGGTGTTCTCCTTCATTTGTTATTTATTAAGACCATGTAGTAACTACTACTAGTCCTGCCTGTCCCCAGTCACCCCAACAATCAGATCCCTGAGCAGATGAACTGAATCCACCGCCACCTGGATATAGTGAGTGTCCATTACAGCATCCACGAATCGGTCCTCTTGAGCAGAAGTCTCTTCCGTATGATACAGGAGCACCGTAAGGTCCAGTTGAACCTGCTGCCATCTGTCTAAATTCAGTATGGCAATACTGGTTAGCGTGATACACAGAACGAACACCAGTTATAGAGTAATCAAATCCACATGAACATGCAACCTGCTCATTCATACACTGGTTACACTGAGCATGATACATGCAGTTATAGCACCAACCACCACACTTCTGTCTACCATAAGCACCACCGTTAGCACAGAAATTATTTAATCCGCTACCCTGAACATAAGTTACGCAACCACAGAATCCGCAACCTGTTCTACCATGACAGCATCCACAACAACTACATCTGTTACTACCACCAGCACAGATTGTATACTGTGAACTACCTGGAGTATAGCAGTTTTTATGTGACCACAATTGCTTCATCGCATAACCACCAGATCCACCAGGAATACCTTGGTTAGACTGACAGCAACGAGATCCAGCACCAGATCCACCAGCACCTTGTAATTCAAATCTTACAGAGAGTACCTTACCTGGTACTGTCCAATTGCAACAGCATCCACCGTTTGTTGGAGACCAATAGTTAGTATTGGAAAATGTCATTCGGCATGTAACAGCCGTCGAGAATCCAGAAACCTGTGCTGGACCTAACGAGTTAGCTATAACCGCCGAGTCCCCCTGAATCTTTTTATAACTTTGATAATTAGCCATTGCTTATGCTCTGTGGTATAAGTATTTAGAAAAAATATAACGAAAAGGGAGTGTGTATCACTCCCTTGGTGGAATTAGATGGTGATAATTCTCCATCCCTGTACTCCATCATAGAAGACCATTTCAAATGCAGCACCTTCAGTAGTTACTGTCATGTCTGCAGAGTCACCCATGATTGGGTTACCATTTCTAGCAATCGTTAATGAACTAGAATCGAATGTGTCTGCGACATCAAAGATTCTAACTGTATCACCTTGGACAGGTGATGATGGTAATGTAATGGTAAATGCACCACCAGTTGTATTACAGAATGCTTGCTCTTTGTTCTTAAGAGTAGTACCGTTACCAGTTACTACGACATTAGCGTAAGCACCTAGTGGTAACCATCCTGTGCCATTATAGAATTCAAATCCGTTTGCGTCAGTGTCATAGCGTAGACCACCTTCTAGTAGATCACTACCAGTAGGTCTACCTGACTGAGCACCACGAGGAGGAACTAAAATACCAGATGTTCCATCCATCTTACCTCTTGTGAGGAATCCACGAGTTGCTTTCTCAGTAGGAACAGCAAGGTTAGAGTTACCACTTAATGTTTCGTCAGATGAGAACTCGTTAATCGCTTCACCAATTTGTCCACCGATAGCACCCAATCGTAGTTCTGTCAAACCAGAAAGGTTGAATGCGGAAGCGTCCAAGGTAGCAGCACCAGTTAACTGGTTAACTGAGAAGTATTCACCAACCCTGAAGTTACCTCCTTGGTCAGTAGATACGAAGAAGATCTTACCTGTGTTCTTAATCGTAGTCTCATTACCCTGAGAAGCATTGTTCTCATTTACATTAGGATAATTAGTTTCTGATGTGTTACCAACACCAATTAGTAGGAAGTCATGACCAGTTAGTCTGATCTTGGAGAACTTACTCCTCATCACAAACTCTTGTCCATCATTACCTATATCAGGTGCGCCTCCTTTTCCAGGAGCGATAGTAACAGTAGCACGACCAGTAGCACCCATAATTGCATCCGTAGATGTCTTACCTATACCACCGACCATACCAATGTAGGCATGAGCACCAGTGTAAGTAGATGCTTCGTTAACACCAGAAGTGTTTATACAGTTGAATACTAGAGTTGTTGAACCAGTACCTGTAAGAACAGGAATTGGTTGGTTAGCAATAATATCAGTCGCTCTTGGATATGCAGTAGATGATATGTTACCATCCTTAGCACAAGTAAAGCAGAGAGATGCAGTATTAACTCTAATATAATCTCCGTAAAGTAAGTTGTGAGCAACTGATGTGTAGACTGTTACGATACCTACATTAGGATCATAAACTGCCTCGTTAACATCAAACTTAGTACCCTCAACATAATTTGACTGTGTTCTAACAATATATGTGTTCGTATCCGAGAATCCCATACCAACTGTTGTGAATCCTATCGCATCTCCAACCGTAGGAGTAGTAGATAGTCCAGCAACCTCAAGAAGAATATCTTTCTGTCCAGCAACAGCATTAGCACCAGTACCAACTCGGAAGTATCCAGTACCACCTGCACCAACAGAATCAAGTTCAATATATTCACCAGGAGTGAATACTGTAGTACCCATACCTACTGCACCGTTAATGGTAGAAGGTTCACTAGATGTGTTACCAAATCCAGTCTTGTACTTGAAGTAGATAGCGTCAGCAGCAGACTGATCATTTGTTAGGAATGCACGAGCACCTGATACAGTACCACGCATAGTAGCACCAACAGCTAGGTTACCGACATAAGTACCAACAACACTGACCATCTTATCACCGTAAAGTTTTCCTGGTCTTGGAACTTCGTGAGTAGAGAATCCTGTAGCAACAGCACCGTAAGTACCGTAAGAGTTGTTACCTGATAGAGATCTGATCTCAGATCCATCATCAGAGAAGTAACCGAAACGACAGTAATATGTGAAGCAAGATACAACTTCAGCAACAGCGTCATCTTCTAGCATGAATCCAACACCATCAGAATGGATGTTAGTAAATGCATCAAACACCATCGATTTGAATCCACCACCTTCAGGGTTCAAGTGATGTTGTCCACCTTCTATAAGGATACCAATTGCACCACCATGTCCAGTGCCATCCTTGGCAACATCAGAGAATGATGTACAGTCTTTAATATATGGTGAGCGAGTTAGAATAGATTCATCAGGGTTAAGTCTTACAAATACACCACAAGCAGTAGTACCAACACCAACCTTGTGTTGCATCACATCTGTATTGAAAGGATCATTGGTATCATAAGCAAATCCTTTCAGACCCTTCATGGTAATCGCCTGAATCGTTGTAGCGTCAGACACATAGAACATCGTTGAACGATCATTCGGTGTGACACCATCAGTTGATACACCTGCGTTGGGTTGAACCGTTGAACCTCTTAGAACATCACCAGCAATGGAGAAGTTCTTAGGTAGAACGATAGGTAAATCCTCATTGAACACACCAGCAGATAGTTTTAGAATAACTGGTGCTGCGTTAGTTACTTGGTTAATCGCAAGTGGATCAACATTGGATGCAGGTTGTGGACTTGAGTAAGTATGAGGTATAGTAGAAGCACCAACCTGAGTTACGAACTGTCTGTCACTATTAATACCAGAGATCTTGAAGTAATATCCTTCTAAACCTGTTGGGAATACAGTACCTGGACCTAATCCTGAGGAACAAGTGAAGTGTAGTCCGACTAATTTAATCTCACCACCCACGAACATACCGTGGTTAGTGTCTGTAGAAATGGTAGTAATACCAGTTGTATTATCATATACTGCATCAACAATATCTAATTGTGGATTTGTTGATGTACATGCAAACGCAATGGTTCCGAATGCAGCGTCGGGAGATTCTCCAGACTTAGTATTCGATCCCCTCTGTGCGTCAACATAATAAACTTTAGTTCTTTTAGCAGCAAATTCCCATGTAATTTCATCACTCGTACTTACATTCAGGAATGTACCTTGAGTACCAATACCCTGTCTCGTTGGGCCTGTACCGTTTCTAGTGAGTAGGTCACCCTTAGTCGTTAAGAGTGCTGCACTATCTCCTATAGCAAATGCTTGCCATATAGCAGCGTCAGTACCAGGAGTAGTACCGTAGTTAGTAGATGCTACTGAAATATATGCTGAAGATTGGAACTCAGTGATGTCACCAATCTCATAGTAAGTTGATGTGACATAAGCACCAGTCCAATTAAATCCTTTATGTATTAATGACCAACCATTAATACCTGTGTCTACTGTGGTGCTACCAATACCTGTTGGTCTATTCCATGCTTCAATCTTTAACTGATCTGCTTGGTATGTGTTACCACCAAATCTTACAATCTGACCTTTAGCATATGCTGCACTCTCATTCCATGCATCATTACCACCTGTACCAATACCTAAGTTAAGGAACTTCCAATCGGTTTCGTTCTCGTTAGGCTGTTTAGATTGTGGGTTAGTACCTATAGCAACATAGGTAGAGCCTTTAAACTCAACAATATCTCCTCTCTCATACCGTGCTGTCTCAATATAGGATCCCTCATTATTATATGCAGCAGAGAAAGCATTAAAATTGGCAGCTGGTGGATAGAAACCATCAGATCCAATACCTGCAGGGTCAGTAACTTTAGAATGTATGTCAGCAGCAACTTGGAATGGTGCTGTACAACGATAGTCTTGAACACCAAAGGTTACAACATCATTAATACCATAGTAAGTATTAGTTGTAAGGTTACCTCTGAAGTTAAGACCTTCTGCATAGAGTTCCCAACTTGCAGGGAAGTCATTGCTATACCAGTTACTAGATAAACCAGTAGAGGTATGCTGACTAGTACAAATATAAAGGTTACCACCTTCTTGTACAACATCGTCTACAACATATGCTGTAGTAGCAGTCCACTCTCCTTTATAGTCAAAACCACTAGTATGAGTCTGCCAGTTAGCAGCGTCACTAGTGAAGTCGGATGCCAATCCTTGTGAGGTATGATTACCGATACAGACATAGGAAGTTGCACCGAATCTCACGATGTCATCTATGACATAAGCGGTACTGGTTGTCCAGTCGCCACGCCAGTTAAACTTCAGTCTGCCAAGTCTAAATTCTGCCATTGTTAGTGCTCTTTATACAGGTCCAGAGTAAGTGTGGGATCCATTGACTTGAAGGACTAAGTATCCATCAGAATCTAGGAAATAATTTATATTTCGCCTGTCATAGCGAATCTGTTGATATTTATCTTGTGGATGATTGCTCTTGGATTTTTGTTCCGTAGTCTCTTCCACATAATCTTGGTAGTCGCCGAAGCCTTCTACCTGAGTACCATCTAATCTAAATGGTTCAAAAGTTTCGGTAGTAGATGCTGTGCTCACCTTAGTAAGATGAAGCATGTCATCTGCGTCCCTTCTTAAAGCATAAACATAGTAGCCTTTAGAATCCTTGGGTTGAAAGTGTGAGTTACTAAGAGATAGTGCCATTAGCTAACAAGGCTCCAATAAGATCCGTTCCATAAAAGCATAACAGTAATCGTAGAAACATCTAAAACGAGAGGAGGTTCCTCTATATTTCCGAGTGCATCCCGAAATTTATTCACAGCGTCAGTTATAATAACATTATTTATGTGCCAAGTGTTCGCTGCATCATGGAGTTCAATACTATCCCCTACCGATAATCCCACAGTGGGCATCGAGAAAGTTAATTCTGCGGAAGATGTATCAAGAATATAGCGTTTGTTAACAACAAAAGCAGCATTAGCAGCTTGGTAGTTCCATACAGGAACCGCACCAGTAGCAGCAGAAGCAACAGTCTCAATATTATTACCATTTCTAATGTAGATCTTTTGGTCTACAATATTAATGGCCATCTCTCCATCTTGGAGATCGGAGAGACCTGGAATCCCTCCGATGGTAGTACTTCGTTTTGGCTTAATTGCGGTGGGCATTATCTAGGCTCAGACGCTTCTAAGTTATTTATCAGAAGTAATTAATCGACAGAACCAGTCTATTCTTCTGATCTGTGCATGTAGAACTACTATGAAGCACAGAACCATCGAATCTAACCAACCTATTCTCCTTATTATCTACCCTAGTACCATCATCAAACTCAGTAAACCCGTTGCAAGTATTAATGTAAAGTAGTGCTGCTGTATGTGAATAAGGTTTATCAACATGTCTTTGGTGTACATACTGCGTACCTTGATTAACATACATCAATATCCTCGCTCTAATAAGCGCAGCAACACCCAACTCATCTGTTAATGGTCTGATCTGATCGAAGAAACTACTTTCAGGTACAAAATTTTCATAGAGTCTATGAACAAAATAGAATTGGTTATCAAGATCTTCATCAGCAATAGCAACATCTCTTTGAAATGCCCAAGGAAAATTGTTAGACTCTATATCCTTCTTAAGATGATCGAAGTAATCTTGATCTAAAAAATCATCAATAATTTCTAAATCTTTTTCTATCATGAGTTTACTAAGTTAAAGGATAAAGAAATACGAGTAGCATCAGTTTCATTTATATCAACTCTATGTGGTATCCATGCAGGGAACAAACACATCTGTCCTTCTTTAGGAGTATAATTCCTGTTAGCATTCAAAGTAATCTCTGAACTACAGTACGATAAAGGATCCTCAAATTTAATTGGTGTCTGATCTGGCATCTGTATCCATAAAACTCCAGCAAGTAAACATCCTGGATGTGTATGAGTTACATTATAACAGTTCTTATAATTTAAGTTGAACCACATATTACATAACCTAACCTTCTCATGATCTAAGATAGTATCCTTAGCGTACTCTTCAATAGTTGATACAATATGTTCTGATATTCTATTCAAGTATGGTGTAAAGGATTCCTCTAAGTAGAAATCATCTGGACTTTGATACCCACCATAGTTACTCCTTACATTACTAGGTTGTTCATTACTATAATCTAACATCCAATTGATCAGATCATTCTTCCAGTATGGAAAACTAGAATCTTCCGAGACAACAACCTTAGTTGCGAATAATTGTTCAGCAGAGTTAATTTTTATAGTCATCTTTTAATCTAATAATAATACGGTTGTTCTGATAATCAGCAACCATTTCTATCTCAACATCATGTGGCCACATCATCTCTTCATAGAGAGCGTTGAGTTTCTCCATGTCTTCATACAAATCATTTACTTCAGACATAACTAAAAAGAAAATCTTTTACAAATGATTCAGACTTTTCCTTACCAAACTTTGCTGTAAGATATCCTCTAACAGGATCCAACTCAGTCATGTAAGCATCAAAGTCTTTATACACTGTAGTATCTTCTCCTTCTGGTTTAGTGTTATCTATCATCTCTCTATACTTTGACAGATAATATTTAAATGTGGGTAAGTATGTGTTGACCCCATCAGGTTCACAGTACCGTACAAATATATTCTCAGAGAAATGGTTACCCATCTCAAAGAACCTGTACTTACCATCATCCTTTGGTAGTGTATCCACTGAGAACAAATAGTTCTCTACTGGATGCTGGAAGTCAAATACTATGATGACCTTCTTCTCACTAAACTTCATCAGATCCATACCAAAGCAGGGAAGGTTAGCACCTGTCTTAGGATAGATGATGTTGTTATAGATGTCAGATCTAGGATCCTGTATGTGTGCTTCTCTTGCCTTAATAAAGTGACCACCACTACGGATGTCTGCTTTTAAAGTAGCACCCTTTGCTTCCCATCTTGCCCACTCTTCCTTTACCTCTAGTTCAGGAAAGGTTTTGTATAGAGCTGCCACATAGTCCTTCCACAAGTGCTCTTGCATGATTGTTATGTTGAATAAGTTTGTTCATCCAGATCCTTTCATCTAGAGTTACTGGTACTCCATCTGTTGTAATCATTCTACAGCAGATGTCTGTTAGTTTTAATCTGTAGTTACTAGAAAGCATTGATCACTAGGGGTAAAAGTTGATGCTCTGCCTGTTGAATTGCTCTAGTCAATGACTCAACAGTTTCACCAGGTAGAATAGGTACTGACTGTTGCTTTATTATAGCACCAGAATCAAGATGTTCGTTAACAAAGTGAACAGTACACCCTGTCTCATCTTCACCTGCTGCCATTGCTTGCTCTACAGCATG